AAGACTAATTTTCCTGCTTGGTTTATAAATCTTAGCGCTGACCAAACAGGAGTTACAGATAATGTTGCAACAAAAGTGCAATTCAATTCAGTGGAAATTGATACGGATAATATGTATGACAACACAACAAATTACAGGATAACTATTCCATCAGGCAAAGCTGGAAAATATTATGTTCAAGCACAAGTATTTGGTGATGAGGGATCTGCAAGTAATGTAGATAGAATATTAACTTACTTACAAAAGAATGGTGACACTTTTGCTTTTGCTTTTTTTGATTTTAGAAGCAACCCAGTAAGAAAAGCTACTGTAAATTGCTCTGCAATTATTGATTGTGCGGCTGGTGATTACTTAGAAGTACTGGGGTTTGTTGATTCTGTAAATAGTGCAGGTGTTAATTTTAAGGGAGATAGTGTTTCAAGAGAATCTTGGTTTCAAGGATACAGGATAGGAAGTTAATTATGGCATTAAGTAAAATAGATGTAGCAAACATGTTAACAGGAACAGCACCAGTTGCTAACGGTGGTACAGGTGTAACAACAAGTGCAGATATAGGAAATTTAGTTTTGATAAAAACTAAAACCTTATCAAGTGCTTCAACACCGATACAGTTTTTAAATTCAGAAACAGATGTTACTTTTGATAGCACTTATCAAATTTACAAATTTATAGCTAATGTAAAATACGAAAATGACAATAGAGTTACTTATGTAAGAGTTTCAACTGATGGAACTAATTTAGATACTACATCTGGTAATTATCTATATGATAGAATATCTACCAAAAATGCTACTGTAACTGCTGCAAACGATGCTGCAAGTTCTGTTTTTCAACTTGAAAATGCTGGCACTGGAAATGCTACTGGTGAATATATGTCTTTTGAATTAACACTTTTTAACAATACTACACTTAATTATCCAAGATTTATTTGCAATTTGTTTAATAGAAGAACAAATGGTGAATCAGAACTCGTTGTTAGAAGTGGAAGATATATAGTCAACTCACCACTTCAAGGAATAAGTTTTTTTCCTAACTCAAGTAATAACTATGATACAGGCTCAACAATTTCAATGTACGGAGTAAAAACATAATGTCTAACGAACAATATTTAGTATCACCAGAAGAAGAATTTGAATTATCAATGATGAGATTAAGAAGCGAAAGAAACTCATTGTTAGCAAAAACAGATTGGTATGCTAATTCAGATGTAACAATGAGTGACGCTATAAAAACTTATAGACAAGAACTAAGAGATATAACAGAAGGATTAACAACAGCAGAAGAAGTTGAGGCAGTTGTTTTTCCAAACAAACCAGAGGAATAATAAATGGCTTTATCAAAAATACCAAGTGCTGGATTTCAAGACAATGTTAAATTCAGAAACATCATCATCAATGGTGATATGAGCATAGCACAAAGAGGAACTTCTGTTACATCTACCACAGACGGATATAAAACTTGTGATAGATGGAATTTCAAAAGAAGCGTAGGAGTTATTGATTTAGCACAATCAACAGATGTTCCAAGCGGTTTAGGTTTTGCAAATTCGTATAAGGTTGCTGTTACTAGTGGCGCAACACCAAGCACTAACGATAGACAATATATTGAACAACATATTGAAGGTCAAAATTTACAATATTTAAAAAAAGGAACTTCATCCGCTGAAAGTTTAACAGTATCTTTTCATATAAAATCAGATGTTACAGGAACTTATATTGTTGAACTTGAGGATACAGACAATACTAGAAATTTTTCTCAATCCTATACTATTTCATCAGCAGACACTTGGGAAAAGAAAACTTTAACTTTTGCTGGAGATACCTCTGGTGCATTTGATAATGATAATGCAAAAAGTTTGACATTAAGATTTTATTTAAGTGCTGGAACTGCTTATACGTCAGGAACTTTAAATACTTCTTGGAATAGTGTTACAAACGCAAATACAGCTGTTGGACAAGTAAATTTTCCAGCAACAACAAATAATGAATTATACTTAACTGGCGTACAATTAGAAGCTGGAACAACTGCATCTGATTTTGAGTTCCTGCCAACTGATATAAACTTAAACAGATGTTTAAGATATTATTATCAAGATACAGGATACTTAGATATTACAGTAATGAGAGTAAGTGATAGTTCAAGAGCTGTCCACAAAACATTACCAGTTCCAATGAGAACAACACCAACTTTTACATCTACAAGTTCAAATGAAATTGGTAATACTAGCATGAATAACAGTTCAGATAAATCTGTTCGTTTTTCTATGTCTGGAAGTGCGGACAATGCTCCAAGATACCAAGCATACAATTTTAGTGCGGAGTTATAATTATGGAATTTATTACATCAGTAGAAAAAATATATAATCCAGAGGATAATCAATTTTGTTGTTACAAAAGAATTAAAAACGACATTGTATCTTTAGTTCCGTTAGATGAACAAAATACGGACTATATTGAAATTCAAGAATGGATAGCAGATGGTGGAACTGTTATAGATAACGGAGGTGGAGAATAATGCCTTATATAGGAAGAGGAATAGAAACTTTATCAGATAGAGTAGTATTAGACTCACTAACTGCTAGTGCTACTGCTAGTTATACATTACAATTAAATTCAGTTAATTTTGTACCAAGTAGTGCATCATCACTTACAGTTAGTTTGAATGGAGTAATCCAAAAACCAGATAGTTCTTATACTGTATCTGGCTCAACGCTTACATTCTCTAGTGCTTTAACTTCGTCTGATAGCATAGACTTTATTATTGCTGAAAGAGGAATTACTTTACAAACTCCTAGTGCTGGTTCAGTTAATACAGATCAGTTAGCGGCAACTGCTGTTACAAATGCTAAGATTGCAAATAGCACAATAGATGTTGCTAAAGTAGCAGACAGTTTAAAAATGAAACCTATTTTTAAAGCTTATAAAAGTGCTAATACAAATTTATCAAGTGCTGTTTCAACAATAGTTGTTTACAATGGAATTTTATATAATCCTCAAAGTGCGTATGATGCTTCAACAGGAAAATTTACAGTTCCAAGTGGTGGTGCTGGATTTTATTTTATAGATATTTGTAATAGAGTAACTGGTTCATCTGGTTTATCTTTTGTATCTGCAACTACTGGTCTTGTAGTAAATGGAAGTAATGAAGATTATTTTTCTCACAGCTATACAAATAGTACCTCAACAGGAAATTTTAATAATGATCAAATAGGTCTTACTACAATAAGAGAATTAGCTGTTGGTGATGAAGTTCAAGGTAGAATTAATTTAACTGTAACTGGCGGAACACCAATATTAGTAGGTTCTTCCGCACCTTCTGGTGGAGCTGTTACAAGATTTTCAATGTTTAGATTAATAGGAGTTTAACAATATGTCGATAATTAAAATAGCAGATTTAGGAATTTCATCAGGTGTAGCAACACCAGCATTTGAAGCAACTTTATCAGCAGACACAACTATTTCAGATGTAACAGTAACATTAGTTCCATTTGATAATGTAGTTTTTGATACAGATAGTTGTTATTCAACAAGTACATATAAGTTTACGCCAAACGTAGCTGGAAAGTATTATGTGTATTGCTCTGTGATGGCAGATGCAATAGGTGGCACAGATTTAAGAAGAACATCAGCAAGAATTTATAAAAATGATGCACACTATAAATCAGTTCAATGGTTACAAGATAGCAATAGAGCAAGACAACAAAATCCATACGTTGTAGCAAACATTGATATGAATGGAACAACAGACAATTTATCAATATATGCGTATCTTGATGATAATAGCGGTTCACCAAAACTTGAAAGTGGAGTTAAAGGTAATTCGTTTGGTGCATACAGAATTATAGGAGCATAAAATTTAAGGAGGTAAATATATGGCAAGTCTATCAAGTAAAATAAAAGAATACGCAAAAGCAAATGGCGTAGCGTCAGTAGATTTTATGTCTGATGTAATGTTACAAGACGACAGTAATGGTCAAGGTGCATACATTAAAGAATGGAATTTAGATATAGATCAACCAACAGATGAGCAATTAGAGCTTTATGAAACTGTTGCTGATACTGCTGAAAGCAATGCTAATGTAGATGCTGCAAGAAGAGCTGCTTATGGTTCATGGAACGAACAACTAGATGAAATCTACCATGACATAGATGCTTGGAAAGCTAGAATAGAAAAAGTCAAATCTGATAATCCTAAAGGCTAATGAAGTATGTTCTGATACTGTATGTTTGTAGCTTCATAAACGCTACAAATCCAAACTGTACAGACAGCCACGTCATACCTTTAGAATTTCAAAAATATTCAGACTGTATTCTTCAAGGATATAAGTCAGCTCACAATACTCTTATATCATCATACCTTACTAGAATAGATGATGAAAAACTTGCAATCAAATTTCAATGCAGAGAGGTAGGAAAAAATGCCTAGAAAAAAGAAAGCAGATGAGTTGGTACAAACATCACTAGGTCATAGAATATCTAAGCATGAAGCTATCTGTGCTGAGAGAATGAAAACATTATTCAAAGCAATAGATGAAATGCGTAAAGACATAAAAGAATTAAGGCAAGATATGAACAAGGGAAAGGGAGCTGTAAATCTATTAATAATTTTAGCAGGATTGATTGCAGCTATTGTTGGTTTTTTTAAATGGAATGGGTAGAAGAAAGACAGCAGTTAAGGGACTTATCAATGAGCTTGCAGCTCAACTTGATTTTGCCAAAGACCCAAACATCCTTGTATTTACACCCCTTGGAGGACTTGGACCAATAGATATTGTTACTTTAAATATGACTACAGGTGAGTATACTGCTTATGATGTCAAAACTAAAAATTATAGAAAGCAAGATTACAAAGCTAAAGATGGCTACACAAGAAATAGTACAGGTAGCCTTATTAATAGAAATGCAACCAAAGAACAAAAGAAACTAAAGGTAAAAATTATTTATGCAGCTCTCTAAACATTTTAAACTAGAAGAATTTACAAAGTCAATGACCGCAACTCGTAAAGGTATAGACAATACACCGGGATCTGGTGATATTAAAAACCTTGAGAATGTTTGCTATGAAATATTAGAACCAGCAAGAGCTAAGTTTGACAAGCCAGTTACCATTACATCTGGTTATAGATCAGAAGAGTTGTGTGAAGCGATAGGATCAAAGAAAACTTCGCAGCATGCCAAAGGTCAAGCCGTTGATTTTGAGATAGCAGGTATACCTAATATTCAAATAGCATACTGGCTACAAAACAATGTAGACTTTGACCAACTGATCCTTGAGTTTTACAATCCTGATGATCCTGCAGGTGGTTGGGTTCATGTTAGTTACAACGAAAAAGGATCGAATAGAAAACAAGTATTAACTTATGATGGTAAGAAGTATACCAATGGCTTACCAGAGATGAAGTGGAAAGATGGTAAGGTAACAGGATGATTCAGTTTTTAGGTTTATTAAAGAATCCATTCGTAAAAATTATTGCAGAGAAAACTGTTGGTGCAATATCTCACAAGCTAGAGAAAGATAAAATTATAAAAGCAAAAGAAATAGAAGCTGCATCTAAACTTGATGTTGCTAAAGTTGGTGTACAATTAGAACAAGTTAGACAACAAGAAACCTCATGGAAGGATGAATATTTAGTCGTCTTTTATACTTTAATTTTTGGTTTACATTTCTTGCCTTGGACACAACCTTGGTGTGATAGAGCTTGGGATGCTCTTGCAAAAGCTGATCCTATGTTTTGGTATATCATTTTGACAATCGTTGGAGCTAGCTTTGGTGTAACCACAATGAACAAGATTAAGAAGAAATGACACTAACAGCTTTTGATATAGGTATGGTTAAGAATTATAACGAACCTAAATACCTACTACATTTTCAATGGAATGATGGCACAGAAAAAGTATACAGATATGCTTTGGTTGAAACTATGGACCAATCAGAAATCAATCATAGAACTAAACAAAAGCAAGATGAATCAAACTTAACACAGAAAGAGATATGGTTAAAAAAATATTCGTACAACAATACAGCAAAAAGGTAACACACTTATCGCAACAAGGATATGGCAAAAAAAAAGTTCAATCTCGAAAAGCTAGAACACGTAAGAATACCAAAAAGAACTAGCATTGGTAATGGTCGAGTAAAAATGAGTAGTATGAATAAAAATAAGAAACGATCTTACAAACGTAAGAACAGAGGTGGCATGTAATGAAAGTATCAGAAAACACATCTGTTGCCATGCCAATCAAAAATATGATTGGTATTATTGTGGCTATATCAGCAGGTATATTTGCTTACACAGAACTTACTGCCAGACTCACATCTTTGGAAACAAGTCGTGAGCTTATGCAATCTGACTTGCTCAAGGCATCCGATCAAAAACCAGTAGATCAGGAGCAATTTTTAATACAAGAATCACTAGCATCTGATTTAGAAAAGACTATAGTGCGTGTAGATGAAATGATGCACAATGGAGTAAATATCTCAAGAATGATGAAAGATATTGAAAGATTGCGTGAAGATGTAGAAAAATTAAAAGATAAGGTAAGAGAAAATGGAAATGGTTATAGCTCTAATGATGTACCTAGGTAATCCACCAGAATTAAAGGAACATTTATTAATGCCATCAATATCTGTTTGTTTAAAAAAAAAGAGAATTGCTACTAGAAATAATGGCAGCGATAGATTAATTTATCAATGCACAAAAGTAAAAGCTGTCGTAGAAGATGGTAAAATAATTAGTATATCAAAGAGTGATTAATGAGCAGAAGAGATAAACAACCACCTAAAACAAAAAAGTATTTCAGATCCACAAAGTCTGGTGCAGGTATGACTAAGGCTGGTGTTGCAAGATACAGAAGAGAGAACCCCGGTTCAAAACTTAAAACTGCTGTAACTAAAAAGAGTGGACTAACTGCAAGAGAGAAAGCTAGACGTAAATCATATTGTGCAAGAAGCGCAGGTCAAATGAAACGATTTCCAAAAGCTGCTAAAGACCCCAACTCAAGACTAAGACAAGCAAGAAGAAGATGGAGATGCTAGTTGAAGCGTAAGACTTGGAATAAAAAACAAGCTATACTTACCTGTGGTTGGTGTCATCTTTGCGAAAAAGAATTATTGAGTAATGAAGGCGGATGGATTATAAATGGAGAAAAGAAATACTTTTGTCATGATGGTAAAGATGGAAGTTGTTTTGATAAATATTGTATAACTAAAAAGGAGAAACAATATGCCAATGGTAGGAAAAAAGAAGTTCAGCTACACGAAAGCTGGTAAGAAAAAAGCAAAAGCATACGCAAAGAAAAAAGGTATGAAGATGAAATCGAAAGGTAGATACTAATGCCGGGAAAAAAACTTACAAGTAAACAAATGAAGATTGCTAGAGTTGCTGAACCAAGAAATAAAATTACTGGTGCTGACTTTAGAAAACTTAGAATGAGTAAGAAAAAGAATGGCAAAAAGAAAAAGTACAGTTAATAAAGCTGGTAACTATACCAAACCGGGTCTAAGAAAAAGGTTGTTTCAAAGGATCAAAGCGAGTAATGTGCAAGGCACTGCGGCTGGTAAATGGTCTGCTCGTAAGGCACAGTTATTAGCTAAAAGATATAAAGCTGCTGGTGGCGGGTATAGATAATGGCACTAGCAAAATCACAAAGAAGTTTAAAAGCGTGGGGAAAACAGAAATGGCGAACAAAATCTGGGAAAAAATCATCGGTTACTGGAGAACGTTATCTTCCAAGTGCAGCGATCAAAAGTTTATCTGCTTCAGAATATGCAAGAACTACTGCTGCAAAGAGAAGAGCTAAACGTAAAGGTAAACAGCACAGCAAACAACCAAAATCTATTGCATCAAAGGTAAGAAGATTTAGACAGTTCAGTTAGTTAAATCTAAATACTCATTCCAAATAGTTTGTTCTGGACTCCAGAATCTTTCTTTTTTAAATTTCATTTGGATTGAATGTAATACTGTAGTGTGGTCCTGTCCAAAGTATCGACCAATATTAGTTAAGTTCATATTATATTTTTCATTTAAAATATTATGTATAATGTTTCTTGCACGAACTACATCTTGAGTTCTGCACTTGCCAAGCAAACTTTTCTTATGCACTTCATACTTGACACACACCTTGTCAATTACAGAGTTTACAATCTGTGGACTTACATTTCCAAACTGAAAGTTAATAATTTTTTTTGGTTTGTAATCTTTTCTTTTTTTAATGTGGCTTTGCGCTAATTTATATCCATTCTTGAAAGCATTTTTATAAATTATTTTTTCTCTTTTAGATAAGTTAGAATACTGACTAGCTTTCATAGCTAATCTAATCTCTTTGAATATTTGTTTTGAAGTCATTAATCCCCTACAGTCTTTCTTTGTTTTTTTTAATTTGAACTAACGATTATGCGTTAAGCTCTTTTTGCTTCTGCGTTTTCTATCTTAACAATTCTGCTCCAATGCTTTGGTATTCTTCTGTAAGCATTTAGAGTTTTGAGACATTGACCAGTTTCCTTATGCTTTAATATCAAGTCAAACTCCTTTTGCAGCTTGTCGTATATCCGCATCTTGCTGTTGCTCTTCATCCTTCTCCTTTTTTACTTTTGTAAAATCTAATTTTACATTTTCGATTTTACATTCTACATGTTCTCCTTGTGCGTTAGGATCTGCAGCTTTCTTCACATCATCAAATCTTTCAACCAGTACAAAACTTGCTTCGCCAGATTTAATTCGTATATATTTAGTCATTTAATCCTTTTTGTCTATACTTAATTTATGTAGTTCTTTAGCCATTTTTGAGTATATCTCAAGGTCATCATAGTTATCTGCCTTGTATTTTCTAGTTGTTCTATATAATTTTAAACCCATCATAAGCTGACCTACTTCGTGTGGTTCTATATCATCTTTTAATTTGTCGTGCAGTATAACATTAAATATGACAGAGATCAGCCTAAAGTTTTCCTTAAAGTCGCCATAATCATCTTGCCGATCTTCCATGATCTTTTTTAAAATCTTATCTGATAAATCTATTGTGTCCATAGTTAGATGATGAGGCAGGGAAAACAACTAAAGAAGGCAGAAAGGGATGCCTGATAAAAACCCCACCTCATCGAAAGGTATCTATAAATAATTAATACCTAATATCTTCTACCATAACCGGGTTGTTTTGCATAATCCTTTTTGGGTGCAAAACTTGGTGTGCCACCACCCGAAGATCCTGACTTAGACTTATCGTTTGCTCTAAGTCTTATACTAATCAAACCATCTTCTGTATCCCATCCTGCTTGATTGTACCAAGTATCACCAACTTTAACACCAATCCTCCAATCCTTGTCAGGTGGAGAGTCTTGATTTGGTGGACCAACCCAATCAGGTTGCTCTGGTGCGTTCTTCTTATTGTTTCTTACTAGCTTAATATATATATCATCAGCCATTTGTTATTACTCCTTGGTTTAGTTTTGTCTCACGAGTTTCATACAAATCAGTTATCTGTCTGTATTCTCGAAGAGACTTATTATTAGAGTCAAATAATTCTGAGTTTTGTTTTTTCCAATTTCTCAGAGCATATATGTCATTGATTTTTTCAATGTCATTTTTTATTAGACCCATATCAAGCAGATCCATGTCTAGCTTAATATTCTTTTTTCCATTGCCTACTGGAATTTTTTTTACTTCTTCAAATGGCTTTGCTGTGTAACCATCATCGTCTTGTATTCCTGTTTTTAAATTTAATAGATTTAAGAAAGCATATTTTCTTGAGTATGACATAGCTTGACCAGTACCAAACTTATCCAATCCACCCATTGCGCTACAACCATTTACTTCTATCTTATCTTCTACATTATCAATATCATGTATGGTCATGTAACAAGTAACCATAACAAATGTTTCATGTGTATCTGTTTTGTAGCTGCATGTTGGATACAATCCTTGATCTAGTAATGCTTGAGTTGCAACCTCTTGTACTGCATCGTGCAGCAAAGGATTGAAGTGCATACCTTTTACTTTCTCCCCTTTCTTTACGCCACCTGCATTTAAACATGCTCGGTGTAATTTTTGATATATGTTTTTCATGCGTTTAATCTCCATAGTTTTTTTATGTTATCTTTTTGTTGTTGTATTAAATCCCTATAATAAAAAGGATGATTTAATTCTGGTGGTTCTGCAAAGTGTGCTAGTTTATTTAGATCGCCTTTACAGAATATAATTAGTTGTTCCCATGATAATAACTTTTGGGTCATAAGATTGTATTGATCTTCTAAATAATCCTTTGATAATTTTTCATGGCTGTCATCAAAGATGACATAATCTTTTTCATTCACATAAAATAAAAATGGTTTTCTTTTAGTGCAATGATAGTAAAAGGATACTTGACTTGCATGCAAAACATCTGGTTCAGTTGGTAAATTTGTAGTAGCAAGATAGTATTCATCCTTACTTTTCTTCTTTCTTAAAGTTGGTGGTTTAGTTTTAGCTTCACCGATTGCATTGTTACTTTCATAATCTATACGACCTATGATATCGTGTATCATATCTTTTAGTTTTGATGCTACATATCTTTCAGCTACTAACTTTTCGTTACCAAATATTTCTTTCAACACTTTAAATATATTCTGTATAGTTTGATGTGCAGATTCAATCATAGCTTCTCTTGCTATCTTATCTTTCTCATCAACTGGTTCACTATTTTTATTTATGCTTTCAAGTTCTTGATTGAACACATCATCATAATCTTTGTTTGCTAATTGTATTTTTTTATCACCATCATAAAGTATCTCACATTTTAATCTTTGAGCTGTGTTGTTTGTTAGATTACCAAAGGGTGCTTTGTATCTTATCTTAAATGATCTTCTAACTTCTTGCGGTAAAGAATAGTTAATTAAGAACCTTGTAAAGTTTTGAGAAGAGGTTGGCGACCAATGGTCTAATCCTTTACCGCCATTAAAAGTTTCAAAATATTCTTTCATAGTTGTTTCAAAACAATATAGTCATTTATACCAGATTGTCTACTAAATATTTTACTTGCAATATATAACCTTTATGGTATCAGCAGATTTCACGAAAGGAGTTTATGAAATTATCAGATTGGATAAAAGAGAATAAATTAAGTTATTCTCAAGCAGCTAATAAGTTTGGCATCATTAATATAAATCCCGCCACTAATGTTCAACGCTATGCAAAAGGTGAAAGGATACCTCACCCAAAGGTAATGTTTAAAATATTCAAGGCAACAAATAAACAAGTACAACCTAATGATTTCTATGAAGAATACTGGCAAAGAGAAGAAGTTTAAATATAAACGAGTAAAAATATATTGGCAAGATATTGTCAGCAATTCAGAGTGGATGACGCTTGAGAAAGCAAAAGATCAAACATACAGTTGGTGTGAGGATACAGGTTATTTATTATATAAGGACCAGAAGAAACTTATTATATTTGCTTCACATAGCTTTGATGATGATGGAACATTAACAGTTGGCAACACCACAGTTTATCCAAGATCTGTTGTCAAAAAAATAGAGGTATTAAAATGATTGATAAAGATAGAAAAAAAACATTAACATTAATTAGTCTAGGTGCAGGAGTTCAAAGTTCAGCAATGGCAATCATGTCAGCTAAAGGAGATTTTCCAAAAGTTGATTGTGCCATCTTTGCCGACACAGGTTATGAACCTAAAGCAGTTTATAAATATTTAGAATTTTTAAAAAAGATTTTACCTTACCCAATACATTTTGTTGCAAAAGGTAATATTAAAGATGACATGATAAATTCTATTGATAATGGCACACGTTTTCCAACAGCTCCATTCTTTACAAAAAATGCTGAGACAAATAAAAAAGGTATGCTTCGTAGACAATGTACAAATGATTATAAGATACAACCTATTAGACAAAAGATAAGACAACTATCTAATGTTGCTAAAGGTAAACACTTTCCTAAAGACAAGTATGTAGAACAATGGATCGGAATTTCAACAGATGAAGCACAAAGAATGAAACCTGCTAGAGATAAGTATATCTTAAACAGACATCCATTGATTGAAGCTAATATGTCAAGACAAGATTGCATTAATTATCTTAAAAAACATGACATACCACTTCCAGAAAAGTCAGCTTGTATTGTGTGTCCATATCACAATGATGCTTATTGGCACTTTATGAAAACTGAAAGACCAAGTGAATTTGCGGATGCTGTTGAGTTTGATAAAAAAATTAGAACAGGTAGTAGAAAAATAAACGACCATCTTTTTTTACATAGAAAATGTATTCCTTTAGATGAGGTAGAGTTTAATAAAAAAGAAACAGATAAGCAGCTTGATATGTTTAACAATGAGTGTGAGGGGATGTGTGGAGTATGACCTATGATGGAATGATCGAAGAGATAGAAGCTGCTGATAAGGTTAAGGAGTTACAAAAAGAATTGAAAAAATTAAAAGCTGATAAGAGAAGAGGTGATGCTGATTTAGAAAAAACTATTGATGTACTTACAACTGACAACAGTATAAAAGATTATGAAATAACACAACTAAAGGAGAAGATTGATATGCTAAAAAAACAAAAGAAAATACTTCAGGATGCGATAAGGAAAAATGGCTAGATGGACCTATGCTTTCAGCAATGGCAGTTATAACGATTGGCACAGGGATTTTCCGGGATTAGGTGGAATCGATGTAGATTTTATTGAGGTTTGTCCTCATTGTTACGAGCCTTTAGCTGTAAAAGAGACTTGCTATGACAAGGGACAGAAATACAAGGCTACAACGCTTACAAAGAGGGTCGCAGAGGCTCTTAGAGTACCCGGATTTTTAGTTTTCTATACTCCTATAGGGGTTGATATGAAATTTAGGATTAAG